ATAGCGCACCACCAGTATTGACAATCGATTTTAGAGAAACTAATACATCGTTTATTGACTTTGTTTTGAGACCTTGGACAATTTTAGCATCACATTACGGGTTTGCTGCCCGACCAGGTGATGTAGGATCTAAAAAAGACCCTTACAATATGAAATGTAATATGACTTTATTGAACTATACTTTCACTTATCATAGCATTTCTATGATTCCGCGCAAAGCATTTACATTTTATAATTGTGTACCGACACAAGTTTCAGAACAATCTTATAATTATGATTCTGAATCACTTACAACATATAATACACGCTGGACGTACTCAAATTATTCTGTAGAAAACAGTCTTTACTTGCCTATTGCAGATATTGTTAATAGAATATCTAACGGAGCAATACCACGCGTTACCAGCTTTCAAAATGGTATGGGTAGTATTAATCCGCTAGGATTTTTATAATGGCATTCTACTTAAATTACGACTCACCAACACAGCAGCGTTCTTTTAAAATAAAAGAACTCTCTTTACGTCAATTTAGAGAGTTAAACAAGTATATTTTAAATAACAACAATTCATATATCGAGAGCTACATCGACGAAATATTAAAAGAAAATTTAGAAATTAAAGAAGATATTTTTTATTTTACAAATTTTGATAAATTTTTAGCCATGTTTATGTTAAGATGCGTCTGCGTATCACCGGATTTAGATTTTTTAGATAAAAAAACAAATATTAAAGTTAATTTGTTAGATATTTTAAATAAAATAACTAATTTTAAATTTGAATATTCAAAAAAAATAGAGTTATTGCCTTTTAAAATTAGCTTATCGCTTCCAAGGTCATTCGTATTTTACAATTTCTTAAATTTATCAGACCACCTTCTTAATATTATTGAAGTTGAAGAAGAGACAATTTATTTCTCTTGCTTAAATTCAAACGATAGAGAATTAATGTTAAGAAGTTTACCCGCATCTATTCTTACTCATATAGAAGATTATTACAAATCTTTAAATAGACAGTTTGAAAGTTTAAAAATCACTTTACCCACAATTAACGACCCTATTCAATTAAATTTATTTGATAGCTCTTTATTAGAATTTTTAAAAATCTTATTTAAAACTAATTTATCTAATTTGTACGAGTTACAATATTTACTAATTAGTAAATTAAACTACTCTGCTGAATATCTTGACAACTGTACATTTACCGAGAGTTTATTAATTTTAAAACTGTATGAATCTGAATTAAAGAAACAAGAAGAGTTGTCAAAAAAGAATAATGCACCTAAACTACCAGGAATGCCGCCTAAAAGCTTGTAAAACTATATTCTAGTTATAATTAATTGTATATGACTAACGATACCTTTATTAGTAAAATTAAGCAAATTTCCGCTTCTAATAAAATTGATTGCTTCTTAAGATCTACCAATTCTGTTTCTAGCTTTTTACCTTTATCTATTAAACAACAAAAAGATATTATTAAAACAGCAATGGATATTATTACATCGCCTATTACCTTTTCAAATGCTACCACTGAAATTATAAACGCAAATAATATTTCTAAAACACCTATTTCTATTTTAGATAAACCTTTAATTTTACTGGCCCTTCGTGCTGATTCTTTAGGTAAAGAGGCTCTTATTAATGTAGGCGAGGAAAGACTAAGAGCTAATTTTGCTGACAATTTAGGCTTTAATAGGCCTTTAGATTTATCTTTATTAAACAATGTAGTAGCTTATGATAAAATTGAAGTAACACTAAAAGTACCTACTATAGAAGAAGATTACAAGGTTAATTTAGAATGTAAAAAGACCTTAGACAGCCGTAAGACTAAAGATGAAGAAAGATTAAAAGATTTAGTAGGTGAGCTTTACATATATGAAGTTTCTAAGTTTATTGATACTATTAAAATTTTAGCTGATGACAAGGTTGAAGAAGTAAAATTTAAAAATCTTTCTGCCCAGCAAAGTATAGAAACGCTTGAAGCCCTGCCTATGGTTCTAACAAATAAGCTAGTTGACAGTATTTCAAAAATACGTGAAATTGAGTCTGAACCTTTAAAAATTAATGTAAATGGTGTTGATACTACAATAACTTTGGACGCAGCATTTTTTGCTAGAGAGTAACAATAACGTATCTTCGGTCATAAGTATTTATTGCTTATGGATCAGTCTCAGTTTCAGACTTTTTTAGACAAACTTACAGAGATATCTAAATCTCTAGAAGAAATGCTTGATAAGCAAGATGAAATAAAAGAAGCTAGTGGTGGTAAAGAAAAGCGCCCTGGATTATTTGGCAGAGATAAATCACCATCAAAATTAAGCTCTAAAGAAAAGAAAATAGAAGCAGAAAAAGGTACTATATATGCTAAAGAATTTGCAAAAATGTTTGAAGACATGGAAGATGATAGAAAAAAGAATGAAAATAAAGTTAATGAAATGTTTAAAAAAAATCTTATAAAAGTAAGTTTAGAATGGGTTGGTAGAAGAGCTATAGATCAGCTTAAAAATGTTTTAAGCGAAAGCACTGTTAAAAATGTAAAGGATAAAAAAACAGCTGCCGCAGCTGGCGGTGGAGGGTTTTTAGGTGGATTGGCTGGTGGCTTAGGAGGCGGCTTAACCGGAGTTTTAGGTGCATTTAATGCTTTAATACCCATGATTATGGCTATAGGCGGAATAGCTGTATTAATAACTTTAGTAAAAAATTTAGATAAAGTAGGAGATTTTATTAAATCTGTATTACCTTCGTTAGGTGATTTTCTAATTAAAATACTACCGGTTGCAGCTGATAACATTTTAAAACTACTTAACGGTGCAATGCCATTAATAAAAGATTTGCTAGGATTTTTAAAAGATCTTTTCTTTAAAGTTTTAGAAAGCTTACCAAGCATTTTAAAATCTGTAAGCGACGCTATAATGCCTATAATAAATAAAATTTTTGACTTTTTATCTGGTATAGATTTTCCAGCACTATTCAAAACAATTTTTGATGGAATAAAAGGTATCCTAGAAATTATTGCTGCGCAAATTCCAGTATTAATACCACCTGTATTAAAATTAGGTGAAGCTGTAAAAGAAATTATTTTGACGGTAATAGGTTATATTCCAGATATACTAAGAGGTGTAAAAGGTGTGGTAAAATCATTAACAGGATTTGCTAAAGTAGCATTGCCAATTATAAGTGATTTCTTAAAAAGTATTTTTGATTTTGTACTACAGATAGCACCTTATCTTAAAGATATAGCTTTAAAATATCTAGATACAATAAAAACTATAATAATAGCTGTCATACCCTATGTAAAAGATATTGTAGCTGTTGTTATGGATGGGGTAAAATTTTTAGCACCTATATTAGAAAATATTATTTTAAAAGCATTAGATCGAATACAAGTTATAGTTTTGGATTTATTTGATACTATAAGAGATGTTGCACCCTATTTTACTAAACAAGTAGGCTATGTTAAAGATGCTATTGTTGCTTTATCAAAACCTCTAGATACTCTTATAGATAAATTAGGCGACGTTTTAATTAAAATTCTAGATACAGTTAAAGAGGGTATTATTTCAACAAGAGAAAATTTAAAAACGTTAGCGGGTATGGTAAGAGGCATTAATATTGTAGATTATTTTAAATTAGCTACAGGAATTTCAGCTTTAGGCGTTGCTATGGCTACTTTTGGTTTAGCTGACGGTACTGGAAAATTATTTCAAGCTGCTGGAAGCTTTTTCTCACTAGGAAAACAAAAATCTGCAGTAGATATTATAGTTGAGCTTGCTAAAAATGAAAAAGAAATATTTTCAGTTGCATCATCTCTTGATTTACTTGGTAAAGTTGTAGGTAACTTTACAACCGTTTCTTCAGGTGATAAATTTTTTGATGAAATGAAAAAAGTAAGTGCTGGTATAGCTTTGCTTACTAATGTTGATAAGATTGAAAATTTAGATAAGCTTAAAAATTTAGGTGAATTAAAAGATCTTTTTGTTCAACCCACAAGCACTACTGCCGAAGTTAAGCTAAATGAAGTTGATAAAGCAGAAACATCTCAATTATTTGGAGGTATATATACTGTCACCGCTAAAGTAAACGATAAAATGGACTCTATAAACGGTGTATTAGTAGATTTAAATAAAAAGTTTTCTGAAATGTTAGTATTACAAAATAAACAAACTAATTTAGCAGCAGAAAGTATTGATCATTTAGATGATATAAATACTAATACAGTTGAAAGCTCTAAAGGCAATGTAACTGTAGCAAATAGTAATAGTAATATAATTTTTAATGAAAAAAGCACATCACAATTTGATTTTAGAAGGGAGATGGCGCTAAGATTTGCTTCTAGCGTTATAACATAATATGCAGCATGTTTTTTCAGTAGCTAGAGTTAGAAACTTTGAAAATTTTCAAGAAAATAGCGATGTCGATGTTGAACCACCTATTTTAGTATCACCAGTTAACACACCTCTAGGTTCTGGTATAGGAAAGAGCTTAGCTACCCCGCTAGGCGGAACTGTAAACGTTGTATCAGATTTTTATTGGACATATTCTAAATTAATAGACTCTAGAAAAGAAGTACCTAAATTACTTCTCACTGAAAGACGTCTAAAAACAAATGCATTGATTAATCAATTAAAATATTCATTTGGTGTTTCAAAGAGTAATGTTGAAGAAATAGCTAAAGTTATTCCAGATGGCGTTAAAAACCCGCTTTATAACTTTTTAACCGGTGCAAAACAAACAGAAGCAGGTAAAACAACTACTAAATTTGCTAATGCTGTAGAAGCAAAAGTTAATCAATTAGATTTTTTCAAAGATAACAACAACATATTTGATAATAATCCTTATTTAAAACCCTATCAAAATTTATACATAACAGAACCAACTGGCTGGCAGTTTATTTTACCGTATTTTGAAAACTTAAACAATTCACAGCAAAATGCATTTGCAGAAGATTCGGGCCAATCTACGCTTGGTATACTTAAAATGGGTGCCGAAGCATTAGGTAAAGTTTCCGATATTACAGCAGCACTAAGAGCTCCTACACAAGTAACATTTGTCGAAAAAACAAAATTTTATAGTTATGGTACAGAAGGTGATGAAATAAGTGTACAATTTCCTTTAATAAATACTGGTAGTGCTACGTTTGAAGATGTAGTTAAAAATTGGGAATTTTTATTTTTACTTTTGTATAACAACAAACCGTCAAGAAAGAACGTCTCTGTAGTAGATCCGCCCGTAATTTACACCGCTGAAATTCCTGGTGTAAAGTTCTTTCCGTTTTGCTATATTTCAAGCATTTTAATCGAATTTCAAGGTTCAAGAAGAGAACTTTCGTTTAGCTTAGATACTATAGACAGTTTAAATGTAGATAAACTAGCAGATAATCAAAACAGTCAGCTGCGTCTAGATAAAGGAAACAATAATTTAGTTAGAGGCTTTAGTAACAATACAACGTTAAGAAATATTACAACTGTTATTCCAGATGCTTATCAAGTAAAAATCGGACTTAAAAGTCTTGTACCTGATTCTAAGAATTTTATGTATACTGTTTTAAATAAAGACCCTATTGTATCTGCCTCTACTCTTGCTCCTAGTATTAATAGCATATTAAATCCGCTGGCTGATACAACTCAACGTAATCAACAATCTGTTTCTCTTAGACCTAATGATTCAAACATACCTGCTCCCGATGCGGGCGGAATAAATCTTAGAGGAGGGTTATAATGGACGGTATATACCAAAATAAAGTAGCCGGCTTACCTGAATTAAAAGCGACAAAATATGAAAATATTTTTAAGCTTTATAAAAATGATGATAATTTTTACTATTATAATATTTTAAAAGCAATTTATTTGCCTCAAAATTTAGACGATACAAAAGTATATTATCAATCTGTAACTACTAAGATGCCTTGGACATTAGTAAGTTTTAATGCTTATAATACAATAGATCTATGGTGGTTAATATGTCTAGCTAACAATATTTTTAATCCTCTTAAGTTTCCAGAACAGGGTACGCTTCTAAAGATTATAAAGCCTACCTATGTTAGTCAAATTCTTGACGAAATTCAAACAGCGCTTATATAATGTATGGCAGATTACAATGCAATTTTTAATTCGTCTAAATACCAGTTTAAAATATATCTTATAAGCAGTGACGGTAGGTCTCAAGAATTAAAACCTGGTGTTATAAGACAGTTTATTATATCTGATAATTTTTTAAACTTCTATAATGCAGGGTACATAGTTATAGACAATACTTTCGATGTAATAGAAAGAAATACACCAGAAAATAAAGAAAATAATGATAGAGGGTTTATTTTTAAAGGAGATTCGCGTGATTTTTTAACTATAGATATCATGCCAAACTTAAATGAAGGTTCTTTTGCAGGTACTTCTAAAAAAAATCAGGCAGATCAAATATTTAGATTGCAATCAAACTACGTAATATACAATTCAGAAGATATTAATGGTGATCAACCAGGGCAAAAATTTAAAAAACTACATTTTTGGGATGCGTATTATGAGTTATTGTTAGAGAAAAATTCTTATTTTTCTACTGCTAATTCTTCTCTCGTACCAAGTGGTGTAAATATTTTAAATGCTGATAATTCTGAAAGAGGTATATACACGGGTGATGCTATAAAACAATTTTTAACTGAATTCTTTAATCCTGATGAAGGATATCCTGTTACTATAGGAAATACTTTTGATAGAGGCGATTCTAAAATATTTTTTTCTTCACCTGCTAATTATAAAGGCATTGATGTTTTAGAATATCTAATTAACAGACACGTTTCTTCACAAGACAATAATTATGACCCTGCATTTTTAAGATTAGAAAAAGGTACTCCCGTATTTAACTTTGAAAGCTTAAAGAGTATATTTTCAAAAGCATTAAATGTAGATAATGGTAAGTTAAGTATAGGCGAATATTATTTAGAAACATTTAAAATAGGTGAATTTTCTGATGTACAGAATACTGCATCTGTTACAAAAGCAACTTTTACACCACCCAACGCATTATTTTTTCAAAAAATAGGAACAATTAATAATTTTTCAGCAGATTTTATGGCCGGGCAATATACTCAACAAAGTATTTCTAATAATATAATGCATGGATATGAATACGACAGTAAAGCATTTTGTATTGATGAAGATAGAAATACTTTAACTAATGTTATGAGCGTATACTCTAATAATTACGTACAGCCATTTAATAAACCTGGTAGTAACTCAGCTTTTGCTAATTTCTTACCCGGTAGTTACAGAGATAATGTAAAAAATAGTAATAACCAATTTACAGTAACGGTAGATCCAAATCAACGTCTTGCTTTCGGTAGAAATAGGGTTTTACATAATCTTATATTTCATAATAATTCAATTTTATTTAGAGTTCCAGGATCCACTCACAGAGAAGCGGGTAAATTTATAGGTCTAGATAGAGATGGTAATTTTGAAACTACCGATTTTGATAATAAAGTGTTAGGTATATATTTTATTTTAGAAGTTAAACATATTTTTTCCGGAGACAATTATGAAAATGAACTTAGATGTGTTAAAACATACAATTTCACCGATGTAATTTTAAATAAGGATTCCTACTAATGTTAAAAACGACAACAAAAACAGTTTATCCAGAATTAGTAGATAATTTAATCGCTAATTCTTTGGAGTTTGTTAACAAATATACTGATTATTTGGCTAGTATAGGTAGTATACAATCATCTTCATCTAGTGATTTTAGTAATCAAATGAATATCGCCTTACAATTTCAAAAAGCTTTGAGATCTAATGACCCTATTACTAAGCTAAAAGAGTTTTTTACTGATCTAAATGATAAACAATGCGAAAATCTTAACAATGATTTTATTTTTTACTGGTATAAAAAATTTCAAAACACATTTAAAGATGTACAGTACATTTTCAATGATAAAACAGATGTATTTTTTAAAGATATTAGTGACAGTATAGGTATTATAGCTAATTTTGCTTCAAAATACACGGATAATGTATCTCCTATTACTGATATGGCTAATTATAACAACCCGCCTTCACAGTTACCCGTAACAATTACAAATAAATTAAGTCCTAATGCATTGTCCTTGTATAATAAGCTTAATAATTTAACTTCTTTGGTTCAAAAAAACAATTTAATCAATATTCAAAAAGTTCAATCTGGTCAATATTCGTTAAGCTATCTAAAAGCCGATACGACTATATCGCATGGAGCAAATTTAATTACTGATCTAAAGTTTTATCAAGACTTTTACAAGAATTTACCTACATTGGTTGATAAAATATCTACTATTTTTGATAAAACTTTATCTTTTGTAACGTATTTTAGTAATGTAAACGATAAAACAGGCTACAATAGCAGAAATTTAACAAACAACTTACAAAAAATATCTGACTTATCATTTAATTCCAAGATAGAAAACGTGAACTTTAAGCTAGATATACTTCAAAAACCTATAAAACAGTCATTGAGTAACAAAACATTAAAAGAAACATTAGGTGTACCCACCCAAAAGGCGCAACCCCCAGTATCTACTACATCTGTAAATAATAAATTCTTAGGTAAAAATGAAAAACCAGCCAATTTAGTACCGGTTTCAGATAGTACTATTGCAAAAGAGCGTGAAAAAGCAGCTGCGGAAGAGGTTAAACAGCCAAATACAGAACTTAATAATTTAAATCTTGAAGTTAAACGTTTAGGTGTACCTAGTTCTACTAATGCTAGCAAGAGCGATATATCTTCAACAGTTAATAGTAAAGAAGCAGTTAAAGAAAAACCTAAAAACAATACATCGGGTAAATTACCTTCAGTAAGTTTAGGATCGACCCCTGAAATAGCTGCTTTAGCTTCTAATGCTAGCAGCTTTAATACGACAGACCCTCAAGCAGCACTTAAAAATATTGAATCTTTAAAAGATTTATATTGTAATTTTAAATTACCTGAAATAAACCAGGGGGATTTAAAAAATCTAACTTCAGGAGATATAACTTTTAATCCAAAACAGCTAGCTAATATGCTTCTAGGTATGATTCCTAAGATAACTTTACCAAAATTAGACGATTATACACAAGCTATGAAAGATCTAATACAAAGCTTAGACCCAGAAAAGATTTGGAAGTCGTTTTACAGTAAATGCTTTGAGTGTAAGAATAAAAAAGACTATTAATCTATTACTTCTGCATCAATTATTTTAGCGCTTTTATTAGCACTGTCTATTAGCATTTTAAATACCTGTTCTCTTGTCGCTAAAAGCTTAGTTTGATTATCTGCTTGTTTAATTTCTTTTCTAGCCGCAATATCCATCTCTTTAGCTTTAATTAATGTTTCGTTTTTCTTATCAGTAACAATAATTTTATTTAAAGTCTCTATAGCAGTAGAGGTAGCTGCTATAAGCTCGGCTAAAGAACCTACATCCTTAGCTTCTGGTGCAGATGATATGTAGTCTTTAACATTTGTAACTACTCCTAGACTTTCTTCAACTAATTTACCAGCTTTTTCAATGACAAATTTTTCCATTGTTTCTTTTGTAAGCAAATTTTGCTCTTTTTCAGCTTGTTTAGCCTTTTCATTAGCATCATTTAGTTGAGAAAGTAGATCTCCTACCATTTCATTAAGCTCTTCGCTCATAATATTATTTATCTACTATTGATTTTTATAAACCTATATTATAATAAAAGAATGTATAGTAATAATACTCAAGCCGACCCTAATTTAGCATTTATGCCCGTGTTAAAGTTTAAAAAGACGCATGATTTGGCTAAACTACCCACTAAAAACAATGAATCCGATACAGGTTATGACGTTTATTCTATAGAAGACAAAATTATTCCCGCTAAAGGCAGTGCGGTTGTTGAAGTGGGATTAAAATTTGCATCTATACCTGAGGGTTATTGGGTAAAAGTAGAATCTCGTAGCGGATTAGGCTTTAAACATGGTATTATGGCGCACCCTGGTATTATTGATAATGGTTATAGAGGAGATGCAGGTGTAAAGCTTTATAATCTTACAGATACTGATTATCAAGTTAAAGTAGGCGATAGAATAGCGCAATTTGCTATTTATTTTACCCTCTCTATGCCAGTAGAGTGGGGCGAGATTGAAAATACATCTAGAGGCGAAAAAGGATTCGGTTCTTCAGGTAAATGAGCTATAATTTTGATAATCTATGGGTCGAAAAATATCGGCCTAAGACTTTAAATGATTTTATTATTAGTGATAGTAATAAAAAGATAATAGAATCATTTTTAACTAAAAAAGAGATACCTAATTTATTGTTTACAGGTAGCCCCGGGCTAGGTAAGACGACACTTGCTAAAATCATTGTAAACGATATTTTAAATTGTCAGTATTTGTATATTAATGCGAGTGATGAGAACGGAATTGATACTATTCGCAATAAAGTAGTATCTTTTGCACAGACAAAGAGTTTTGATGGGGGTATAAAGGTAATTATCCTTGACGAGACTGACGGGCTTTCTATAGATGCTCAAAGAGCTCTACGAAATACTATGGAAGAGTTTGCAATGATTACTAGATTTATTTTAACTGCAAATTATCGCTACAGAATTATAACAGCATTACAAAGTAGATGTCAAAGTATTGATTTAACGCCGTCTAGTGAACTATTAAGCTTAGTTGTTAAAAGATGCGCTAATATTCTTAAGAAAGAGGGCATAGAATTGACAGACGACTTAAAAGCCCCTCTAATACAATTTATTAAATCGTTATTTCCAGATTTAAGAAAGACAATAAACGAACTTCAAAAATTTTCTAGCTCTGGAAAGCTATCTTTACCTGATCAAACTAATAATGAAGTGTTGGAATTAATTTATACTGAGATTAAAAATAAAAATATTCAAAATCTAAGAAAGGCTTTAATAGAAAATGAAGGATCATTTAATAGTGACTATGTCAATCTACTTAAAGGGCTGTTCAATTACATAGATAAAACAGAAACTGATGTAAAATTAAAAAAATATATGCTAATAACTATTGCAGAACACTTATATAGAAGTAGTTTTGTTGTAGATCAGGAAATTAATTGTTATAGTTGTTTAATTAACTTAAGTCAAACTTAAGGTAGGTAGTTAGCTGTATAAGAAGCGGGATCATTAGCACCTTTAGCAGGTGAAGAAGGTATTTTAACATTTTTATTTAAAAGCTCTCTATCACCTTCACCCATTTTACCTTTACCTAGATCTGATTTTCTAGTATCACCAGGTCTTAAAAACGGAACTTCTTCAGCTTCGTCTTTTACTGCTTTAGGTTTAATGTTTACTCTCTTAGCTGGATCGTCTTTTTTGAAAACTTCTGGAACATCAGGTAGATTAGGGTAAGAGCTTCTGGGTTCTAGCAATCTTGAAGGTACTGTTGCAAAATCCATATATCTTCCAGGTGCAATTTCTGATGTAATATCTACATTTGTTTCAGTTCCAAGATAGTCTGTATTACCAGCGCCACCTACACCAGGAAAACGATTTTTAACTGCAGAAACTCTTAAATTTAAACCACTATTAGCCATACTCTTAAGCTTTTGCTTAGTATTTTCACCTAACTCTTTAAACCAGGGGTCGTTGAAAGCGCCTTCCCTAAATACTACTACATCTCCTGCAAGAAAACCACCATCTGTATAACGTTGAAGTGCAGATTCGTATAGCTTAACAAACTTCTTGTTCATTTAAATTATTTATCCTTCTTTATATAATAAAAACAGGTTTTAAACAAATAAACCTGATATAAATAAATATGTGGCCAATATAAATATCAAGACTTTAGCTCAACCAGCTAAAACTAGCAGTACATTTACCTATACTGACTTAAAGCTTGATTTAGAGCTTGATTATACTAAAAATAACGAATTTCTTAAACGCAAGGAAGTCAAGGATTTAAAGATAGATTATGATTATGCCGCTATAAAAAATTCTATTTTTAATTTATTTACTACTGTACCTGGCCAAAAGCTTCTTAATCCATTATTTGGGTTAAACTTACCTAGATATCTATTTTATCCAGTAAGTGAGACAGTCGCCTACTCAATAGGTAACGAAGTATTAGCGGGTATTACTAACTTTGAACCTAGAGTAGCTATTCAAAAAATTAATGTTCAAGCAGATGAAGTAAACCAACAATATGTTATAAGACTTATTTTGACAATGATAGGTATTGATAATACTAGTTTTGAACTAGTAGGAACATTAAGTAATTCCGGATTCTTCTACAACAACTAATATGGCTACAAATTATAATAACTATAGTATACCCACCGACGGGTATGTTGCGTTTGATGCAGTTAGTTTAAAAAATTTAATTGTATCACGCTTAAACACTAATAATGTTTTTACCGATCAGAATTTTGAAGGTAGTAATCTATCTTCAGTAATAGATATTATTGCATATGCATATAATGTTTTAATCTTTTATCTCAATAGAACTAGTTCTGAAAGTACATTTACTACTGCAGAGCTTTTTGAAAACATAAACAAAATAGTAAAGCTAATAAATTATAATCCTATAGGCAATCAAACATCTGTTTTATCTTTTTTAGCTAAAGCTACCAGCTCTTTACAGCAAGGTATATACACCCTTCCAAGATATTCATTTTTTACTGTCAATGGTGCCAACTATTCATTTAATTCCGATATTACATTTGCAAAAACAACTGACGGCGATGAACAGCTTACCGATTTTCAAGAAAATAGTCTTCTCTTTCAAGGTTCTTATAAAGAATATCCTACCTATACAGCTGTAGGAGAGCCATTTGAAACGTTTACTCTTACTTTAGTAGACTCTCAAGGAAATAATATTCTTATAGATCATTTTAATATTGACGTTTATGTTAGAGATAATTCTGTAGCAACACCTAAGTGGGAAAAGTGGACCCCTTCACAATCATTATTTCTAGAAAGAGCAAACTCTACAAATTATGAAATAAGATTAAATGAAAACGAGCGCTACGAAATTAAATTTGGCAATAATATTACTGGTAAGCAGCTAAATGCAGGTGATGAAGTAGCTGTTTACTATCTTAAATCAGATGGTAAGCAAGGTGAAATAGGTGCCGGTTTATTAGATAATAATAAATTATTTTTCTATAATACTGCTAGATTTTTTGAAATACTTAACGATACATTCCCCACTAACCTTAATAAATTAACACCCACTCAATCTAGTTACCTGCAATTTTCAAATATTGATAACTCAACTCCTTTTGTAACTGTAGAGAGCGCTGATAGTGTTAAAACAAACGCCATTAATACATTTAGAAGCCAGTATAGATTAATAACTGCAAATGATTTTACTAATTACCTTATTAAAAACTATAGTAACATTATATCTTCAGTAAAAGTAGTTAACAATTGGGATTACATATCAGGCCATTTAAAGTATTATTTTGATCTAGGCGTATCAAAACCAAATTATGAAAGCAGAGTTTTATTTAACCAAGTAAAATTTGCTGATGCTTGCGATTTTAATAATGTATACGTTTATGCTGTACCAAAATTAGAAAAACTTACCTCTTTAACTACTAGAGCTAATTATTTAAATGCTGCTTTAAAACAGTTAGTTATAAACGATCTTCAGCAAGTAAAACTTACAACTGCAGAAATTATTATTAATGATCCTGTCTATGTAGCTATAGATATAGGTACTAGATTTAGTAACGAAATTCTATCACCCGAAATTTCTAATAACAGTTATTTACAGATAACAAGAGACATTACTTCAAAAAGAAACCCCGAGGCATTAAAACAACAAATAGCAGACATTTTTGCAGAATATTTTTCAACAGTTAAAGACAATTTAGGATTAACTATTAGCTTAACAGATATAACAAATCAAATTTTAGCACTTGAAGGTGTTAAAGGTATCAATACAGTGAGAACAGAAAACGGCACAACAATTACCACTCCCGGTATAAGTTTGCTTATATATAACCCGGTTTACCCGTTTGACGACATTCAAATAACAACTCAAGATCTTAAACTACCTTATTTTAAATTTCCGTTTTTAAATAATGTATTAGATTTTAAGAATAAAATAACAATTATAACACCATCAATACAATCACTGCAAACGGAGTATTAAAATGGCGCAAACAGTTAATTACGCCTACATTTTTTTCGATGTAAGGGATTATACCGGTAATAGTTGCTTATCTTCGTTTTCTCTACCTAATACGCCTCTAAAATTTGTTCCAGATTTAACTTCATATGAAAAATTTGCTAACCTTAATATATCTACTAAGCAAGTAAGATGGGATTTTGGCGATGGTATAACTTCTACAGAACTTACCCCTACTCACTGGTATCAATGGCCAGGAAAATATAAAGTAAGATTATCAGTATTTGATAATAATGGCAATTCTTACGACAGCTCTTATACTCCTCAAGTAACAATTAATAACTTTGTTAACGATTATTTAGATTTTGAAGATTTAGATAAATTTATTTTAGATGTACCTGCAGGTAGAATAACAACTCCTTTGACGTTATTAAGAAGAAATAGCTGGCAAGGCTATTCAGCTTTAAGCGCTACAGGCTATACAATCATGCTATATGCTTCTGGCGCCGCGGGTGAATACAATGATATCAATATTCAATCTAAAGATAAATGGTCCCATTTAAGAGCATTAAGTCGTTTTTATGTTATCAAACAAATAGGAGATAATAAAGAATTTACCCCTGTCGACAGCACAACAACTATAGATACGGAAATATATGCTAGAATTAATGAAAATAATAAACTAGTAGTTTGCGATAAAGCTGATCAGGGAAGTGTATTTGCCGGTACAACAGGTTATGCAGTTGTATACTACTCAGACGATAAAGCTAAAAATTATGGTTCTTGCGATAACCCTATTTTTGTGTTTGCTTCTTTTGATAACGCAAAGTTTAAAGACGAGTATACACAGTATAATAATACTTTTGAATATGTAGATTACCCACCACACGGTTATCAAAACTTAAGACCAGCTGTAATGCCTCTTTTAAAAGTAAGACATAATTCTGCTACTAAACTTTCAATTACCACTACTGGTATAGACGGAGAAGGCCCTCTTTCTGCTACTAATTTTAATATGCCAAAAATAAGCTGGCAAAATACCGAAATACCTTTTGTTATAAGAATGAAAGATGATTTAAATTTTACTACTAAAACATACCCACCCCTTACTAACATACCTAGCACAGTTCAAAGAATTACAATCCCATCTTTAACAGCGTTTGCCGGAGGTACCTCTATTGAAGTAATAAAAGTTGAAACTACCGGTACAACAGATGCTGTAAGTATAACGGGTAATTACGACGCTTTAAATATACCCGATAAATTTGTATTAACCTATGAAGACAATATAATTTACGATACTGGGTTTAGAGGCAATACTTCTTATTCTAATCAATTAACTGCTATGGGCTACGGTCCTGTGGTAGGACCGGGTAAAGGATCATTTGTTGTAACCAAACCTAAAGGTACTACTAATTATTTCTATCTTTCTGTTATAGCACCTTTACCCGGTACAGCGTGGACAATACAATTAGATTTTGGTGAAATAGAAACTTCACTACCCATGCCGTTAACAGCTTTTAATTTAAGCATAGGGTTAATTTCAAAAGACCCCACCACAGGGTATATTTCGGCTGTAACCGGTGCACAATTTTACGAAGATTTTAATGAAGATATACCACAATCAATAGGGGCATTTTATAAGGGATATGTTGTCTCGCCTACACCTGCCACAAATTGCGCTCTTACAGCTTCTATGCTTGTTGTTGATCCATTGTTTTATCCTGGGGATACTTTAGTAGCATGGATAGCTGCACCTCAATATAACAAATTAATGCGCTTTTTTAGACAATCGATTTATTCTTTTTGCGAAGGATTCTTAACTAAATCAATTTCTGCAACCAATTTTTACTACGATGCGCGTTTAAACAGAAATGTTTATGCTATACAAGTAGCACCGTCGGGGTCAAATTTAAATAACTCATATTGTACTTGGTTTGCTGATGGTTCAAGAGATAGTATTATTAAATTTGATGTAAGAGGGAATATGCTTTCTTCTTTTGCTTTAAGTTCTTATCCGTTAAAAACTTCTTCTGGGTATATAGTAAACGTAGATCTAACTTCTAAAATTTTATTTAGCGCTGCACCTAGCTCTCTTGCTTTAGACGGTAATAATGATTTATGGATAGCTTTATTTGATTCTTTAAGTGCAATAAAAATAGATGGTGTAGACGGTTATATTAAAGCATCTGCTATTTTTAATGATACTAGATCATTTCCTTTAAGTGGTGATTATAATTTACCCTATCTTTCTGGATTTGCAGGAGAAAATTTACTCTTACCTTCTAGTATAGATACAGATTTAGATAACAATTTATGGGTTGCATATACCCATCCTGTATGCAGTGTTTTAGCTAAATATGATGCTAACGGCGCACCTTTATTTTATAAAGAGTTTCCTGAACTTATATCGCCCGTTGAAATATGTATTGATAGAAACAACTATGTATGGGTAACCGCATACAATTTAAAAGACAATTTAATCACACCAGTAAAATCTTTAACTGCTAGAAATGATTTTCTTTATAAATTTGACAAATATGGTAGAACAGTAGAGGGGTACCCTCTAACAGGCTTTAAATTTATTGGTAATATTTCTGTAGACGGGCTTCAAAATGCGTGGGTAATACAAAACAAAGATACACTTACTAAAGTTGATGGCTATAATCGTCAAACAACTAACTACATAGCCGGCTCAGGTACTAAATCAAATAAAACTAACTATATAGCTAGTATTGGAGGTGTAGCGGTTGATTCATGCTCAAAGGTATGGGTTATACACAATTTTGAAAATAAAATGTATTATATAGATAGTTATTCACCCCCACCTACAGCAGCAGATACTTTAGAGTATACTCAGCTTTATTACCCTACTGATGAGCCACTATCAGCTGTATCTGCTTTTGAAGCTAAAGAATTTCAAGCTTATGGTGAT